GCATTGTGATTGATCCCGCCACAGACACCATAACCATTGGTGCCCAGGGCGGTAGCGAACTCTTTGTAGATGGAGCAGATTTTGGCACAGTGACCGAACCAGTTACGGTATCGGAAGATCTTGGCCTGATAACCGCCTCCGTGGACAGTGAAGCAGATCTTGGCACGCTGGTTACATCGGGCTTGATCTACCCAGATCAGCTTGTTTTGCCCAGTTATACCGCCAATACGTTGCCCAGTGCCGCGATAGCTGGGGCCATGATATACGTGACCAACGAAACCGGCGGCCCAGTGCCGGCCTTTGCTGATGGCACAAATTGGCGCAGAGTAACAGACCGTGCCATAGTAACATAAATAGCATATAGGAACTTAAAATGGCCTCACAAGTACAATACAGACGCGGAACCAACGCACAAAATGCGGCTTTTACTGGAGCCCTGGCAGAAATCACAGTGGACACCACCAATGGTACCATTCGGGTGCATGATGCTATCACAGTGGGCGGCAGCAACATTGCCACTGTGGCCTATGTGACCAGTCAAATATCAGCCCTGAGTTCCAACAGCATCAGCTTTGGAACATCAAGTGTAGCAGTGATTGCCTCGGGCGGAAACATACGTAGCAATATTGCTGGCAGCACGGTGCAGACAATTAGCTCAGGATTGGTAGCAATTACGGGCGATTTGAGCGTTTCGGGTAATGCCACACTGAGCGGTAACATTTTAGGTGATCGTGTACAGAATGGTACAACCAGCATTGATATTCAAACACCCAGTGGCAATGCCAACATTAGTATCGGCGGTACCAGCAACGTGGTTGTTGTGGCCACCACGGGTGTGTTTGTTACTGGCGTTGCCAGTGCCACAGGAGCTGTCACTGCTGGTGGTGACTTGAGTTTAGTTGGTAACATTGTTGACACAGGACCAATGACTATCAGCACTTCAAGCAATGGCAATATCACCTTGGCACCCAATGGCAGTGGTGTGATTGTGGTCAACACTGATATTCGCAATGGTCAGGCCAATGCTGTGGGCAATATTGGAAGTTCTACTGGATATTTCAACACAGTGTTTGCCAAAGCCACTAGTGCTCAATATGCGGACTTGGCCGAGATGTATGTGTCCGATGACAACTACTCTCCTGGCACAGTGGTAGAGTTTGGTGGTCCTGCTGAAATCACCATTGCCAGCACAGACCATAGCACACGTGTGGCCGGGGTGATATCCACCAATCCCAGCTATTTGATGAATGCCACACAGACCGGAGACAATGTGTTAGCGGTGGCCTTGACGGGTCGAGTGCCTTGCATGGTCACAGGCACCATAGCCAAAGGTGACCGATTGGTTGCCAGCGCCATTCCGGGTGTGGCCACACGCCTTGATCCCAACAAGTACGAACCAGCCTGCATCATTGGCAAGTCTCTAGAAGATCACAGCAGTGCCGGCATAGGACGCATAGAGATTGCCATAGGTAGGACCTGATGACTGCCCGATATAGATCGGAATATCCGGGCGAGTTTGTCATACTAGAAACACGCTGGACCGGTGGTCGCAAACACGAAACACGTGAATGGATTCCAAATCCCATTGATAATCAGCACATCAGTGGTCGTGCTGCATGTATAGGCACTGCCGAAGACCGATGGCGTTTTGATTACACCAGGCTAGCTCGGCATCGCGGCGGCTTGCTCAGCAGTAAAAAATTACAGACCTATGGTGTAGGATCCGTAGCTCTGGAAATGCGTTTAGATTTTGTGGTAGAAACTGATTCCAGTCGTTTACCACAAATCAAACAGTCAACTTACAATCAAGACAACGTGGTCTACACAACTGCACGGAACTGCATAGCTAATCCGGGAGATTTCTATCTTATACCCAACAAGTCCTTGGTCCTAGATCTGGCCACCATTGTGTACCTGGCGGCATTTGATGGACACAAAGAAATATTTTTGCTGGGATACACACAAGATATCCGACCTGGACGTAACACCTGGGTCACTGACATAGCAAAGATTTTTTCAACTTACCCAGTGGATTTTTATCTAGTGGGCGAATCAACCAACATGCCTGCGGCCTGGTTAGATTGTGCCAATGTGAGAACTACAAACTATCAAGACTGGATCAGCTATTGTGATGTGTCGCAGTAAATCTTGATTCAATAGTGACAATTTTGTTTTGAACTGCTTCAAAATTCACGGTGCTCCATAGACCTGGATGCATGGGTCGGGGCCACACACCTGAATCCAACCAGGCATATCCCAAATGTTCATGATTGAGTTGGGGTCGAAATTCCTCATCTACTATGCAAAAGAAGGTGTGATATTCAAATCCTGCATCGGCCGTGGTAAATTTTTCCAATGGAACGATGCGTTGATATTTGGGCATTGATCCTAATTCTTCTTCACATTCTCTTGTGATAGCTTCGATCAAGGTTTCACCCAACTCCACACGACCACCAGGCAAGCCCCAACTTCCGGGGTGTTTGGGATCGTTGCGCATGAGATAAAGATACCTGTGAGTTGTGGCTGTATAGAACCAAACTCCTACCGCGGTTACAGTGTTAGACTCCACATGCCTCCAGCGTAAAGTCCTTGATAACTTTTGACCCAGGCCGTGCCAGTCCAACGATATTGTATCTCTGTGGTAATATTTGTGACATACTGTATATTATCAGGACTTGAGCCACTGTCAAAATAAATTTGCCAACGTATGCCATCATAGACTATGATGTCATTGCGACGGGCCACCAAGGGTTGTCCACTGGTTCCTTCCCAGGCATCTGGATTGGTCTGATTGGGATTAGAATAGCTACCGGTGTCTTGAGTGAGCAAGTATCTTTGACCCACTGTTGGTGCCGGCAACCCTGATCCTGGGCCACTGATCAAAGGATCAATCACGGCATTGACAGGATCCAAAGTGTTGGCTGGAACTGTACCAGTATCAACGTCAAACAACAAGAATCTGTCATCGGTGGGATCGAAAGCCACGGTGCCTGTGACCTGACCGCCATCGGGTTGTTCAAGACTGATATAACTGATTCCAGGTCGCAAAGTGCCATACATGCCAACCACACTGGCCCATAGCAGGTTACTGTCGGGACTATCTGGAGGTGTCAGGCTGGCATTGGGTTCGTCTATGGTTTGTGGTCGTCGCAGAGCCTGCAGTTTGTTGTCTATTAGCAGGACCTGATATCCATAAGGTGTGAATCGCTGTCGGGTGCCCAACAAAAGATCGCTGTTGGTCAAGGCATTGACCAGATCACCTTGCGCATCATACACACTGGCAATGACACGCTCAATCACACCCAGTTTTTTGACCATAGCCGGCGGAGTAATCCACATGGGCAGGCGGAAAGTCAAGGTGGCTATGTCTATGGGATTGTCGGCATTGACCGGAATAGTACGGCTGCTGTATCGAACATCTTCCAAATATAACACACTCAAACTGGTCCAATCCAAGTAGTTGTCGGTGCTTTGTATCTCAAGACTGGGGTTGAACAAGGTCAGGATTTGTTCTAGCAACTGGAATTTTTGATTGGTATTACTGGTCCAGATATCGAGATTCACACGCATTTCAAACGGTACAGGCATTTGCCTCTCTATGGTAAATGCGTTGCCTTGTGTGGTTTCATAGCTCTGGGTGTCTTCGTCCCAGGTTCTTTGGCGTACCGAGACATTGTCAACAAAGTATGGTTCTTGTATCCTGGGCCGATCATATTTTAAATCTGTGATGTAAAATGTCATCAATGGCGTTGATGGCATGTCGTTGGCTGAGTTGTTCTGCAGGATGGTCTGGGCTTGGCGGCTGGCATCACCATAGCGCACTGGCACACGCACCAGTGTGTCTTGTTCTGAATCTGGGCCTTGACCAAATTGGTTGGTGCCGTATTCTACATCAAAGTTGCTGAATATACGGGCAAACTGTAACAGAAAGCGTCGTATTTGTTGGTCATAAAAGAACTGAGCGATGATTATCTCCCCGGTGGTCTTGGATTGGGTGGTAAATTGCCACCTTGGTCACCGTTGTCGGGCTGTATCTCGAGAATCTTGCTAAGACCCTGGCGACTGGGTATGTTGCCAATGTCTGAGGTAGGTACAGTATAAGTGTTGTTGACAAAGCTGGCTCGCTGTGTGAGTGCCTGTGTGGCATAGTCAAGATCTGTTCTCACATTGTCACTGATGGCTATCCAGGCACGTCCATTGTAACGAAACAAGCGGTTGGGGAAATAATCCAAACGTAAACAATAGGCACCAGCGGCTGGATTTGGAGGAAACTGAACTCCGGGGGTTACTGGCAAGCCATTGGGTGCATGTGTGCTGCCGGTGAGATAACCACGAGCATAGCCAAACCCAGAGGGAGTCTCATCCAGGGCAGGCTGGCCGCCCGAACTCAAAGGACCTTCGGTGGTAGTAGTAATACCATACTGTCCGGGTTCACCGCCTTCGGTAGGTAGGATATAGAATTTCACATTGTCATAGCCACTGAGTGGTACTTCTTCATAACTTTGCGCTAGGATAGCATCATTGAGAGCCAGATCCTTGGGTCTGGTGCTTTGCTTGTCTCCTACAGTGTTGGGGGTGATTTCTTCCCAATAAGTCGTGTTGGTGATGTCTGTGCCCGGTGGCACATTTTGTTTTGCCTTGTAGTAGGTGCCACCGTTGTTGACGATTTCGTTGGTGGGATAAAAATTACCTGGATCCCAGATGTTTTCAGGCATGAACGGCTCGTTGATAATCTGGCTGAATTCTTGAGCATTGACCATGGGCGTGGCTTTGACACGCCATAGATGCGGTTGCCAGGTCTGGCTGAATCCCTCACTGGCAAAGTTGGCATCTTGAATCACATAGTACCTGGCTAGGCTTTTGACCAAGGTAGTATCTAGAGGGTGATAATCTCTAAGATTGGGCACTTCTATGACATCACCACTCATGAGTTTGCGACCAAACGTGTCAATCATGTCGTTGTAGTGGAAGGTGATGAACAGGGTGTCACCGTTTAAAAACAAGCCAAACTGGGTGAGATCAAAATCTATGTCTTGCGTGCGGTACACACCACGCATGACAAACACATCAGGAGCATATACTCGATCGCGATTTTCCAACAACAATAGGTCTTGGATAAAAAGCGGATCGGTCGAGGGATAGTTGGGCAGGGTAGCATCATTATTGCCATTGTCTTGCCCAGCACCTTGTGGACCCAGGTATTTGTGAACATACAAATCTAAGCCGCCAACAGTGTATTGCTCGCTGATCACACGATCAAGATATTGATAATCATTGGTTCGATTGGGTCTATATAGGCTGAGTCGTGGCATAGTATCGTATTTATGGGCCAAATTGACTTGAAAGTCCGAACTGCCTATAATTACAAGCATGGAAGAATTGTATCAACGCTTGGATCGTGCAGAACGTCAAATAGCCACAATCCAGAACAAAGTAGCCCGTAGAGATCTGCTGAAAATGGT